TTTGCAACTATTTGATATTCATTAGGTATTTGTATGTAATTATTGTTTATGTCTATGACAAAAACTTTATTTTCATTAAAAATTCTACCAATGGCATTATCTTCGCCCGGGATGTAGGTTCTATTAAGTTTCGCTATTTTTTCAAATTTGGCAATGTATTTTAATTTATTTTCTTTTATTTCACTGTTAACTGCAGCAGTTCTTCTTACTGCATGAAGAATATCAATAATGGAATAACCCCACATTTCTGTAGCCGTATATTTATCTGCAGTATTACCATATTTTACTGAAGTTCTCGGTTTTCTTTTTAATTGAACTCCTTCTTTAAGACTCGTTGGAATTTTACTCAAATCCATTTTAAGTAATTTTGCTCTACCCAAAATGAACTCAAAGTCAAACATTTCAGAGTTAAACCCAGAAATAATTGAAGGTTTTATATGATCAATAACATTAAAAAATTCTTGTATAAGTTTTGCTTCTGCTTCATCATCATTTGGTTTCTCTGGTTCAAGAATCATTTCAAAACCTTTATTGTCCCTGACACCGATAAGTATTATTCTTGCCATCTGGTATCTTAAACCAGTAGTTTCAATATCGAAAGTAAATTTATGTATTTGTTTATATTCTTCAATACCTTTGAATAATCTTGATTGTGTGGATATAAAGAATTGCTCAGTTGTTTTGGGTGAATGAAATAAATCACGGTTTATAAATTTTACATCACCCTTTTTATTTTTCACAACATTTCCATCAACATCTCTGACTTTTTCAAATGGGTTAATGCCACCATCGCTAAAATAATTTACAATTGCATTATATGATTTACTGCTTGTAACTTTATAACAATATCCATTAACCAGTCTTTTTTGATTACCAGTTTTTAATTTAATAATTTTAATGCCATATTTAATTCTTTTGCTTTCAATATAATTATCTGAATAACCTTCATATAATATGTGCCCTAATTTCGCTAAATCCTTTACATACGTGAAAGGTTCATATTGAAATTTTACAATCTTTTGTTCTTTGTTTGGCTCACGTATTAAACATTCAGCAACATTTGTATTTGGGTCGGTTTCAACATTTACCAAATATTTTAAATCGTTATTATAACCTTCAAGGAAACCTTTAATTTCTGCTAAAACTTTTACTTTATCCATTAAATGGTACTTTTTCTAAATTACTACTATCTTCTTCAACTTTATCAGCATTAACTCCATCTAAATATAAATCTAATTGATATGGTTCTTTTTTATATTCAAATTTTTTAATGTTTTGAAAATCATTTCCATTCTTATCTAAAACTCTAAAACCTTCACTCAACAAAGCAACCGCATGTTGCATTCGAATGCCCTTTTTATATTTTTCTGGAAACCTACCTAATCCATAATAATTGCTCGATATAACACGTTTACAAGATGGACAGCTACAGCATGGCTCATAATCAATTATTTCCGCATCTTCTGAACCAATAATTGTTGCGTTTTCACAACTGAATATCAGATCAAGATATTGTTTTGGTAATTGTTCTGCCATTTCAATTTTACGTACTTTTGAAACGGGAAAGGTTAAACGTTTCATTGGTTCACAAATTGCCTGATATGATTTATAAATTTTTTTTATGTCCTCTAAAAATGAAACTGCATCATCATTTGTTACATAACCAATCTGAATCTCACTAACTGGTAAACTTTGTAAAAATGCAGTACCAAAAATCCAAACAGGTATTTGTTTAAAATATAAACTAAATTCACTTGTGCTAACAGTAACTTTTAATGCATATTCAATATCATGTATTCTCGTCCCGCTATAATCTTTTTCATTGGTAAATTCTTTTCTAAACTCTTTAATTAACAATTTAATACGATTTTTTTCAAGAATTGTTTTAGTTTGATTATTTTCAATCTCAATATAAACTGGATATACTTCATTATCGTCTTTAAGATTTTTCCAAATCAAATAAGTTGAATCCAACCCGCCTGAAAATAATACAGCAATCTTTTTACTCATGTTAATTTTTAATTATTATATACGTTAATTCTTTCGTTTTTTTGTTGTATTCATATTTTCTATTTCCAATAATAAACATACAACTTTTCATTATATTTGTGGCATCAACTGGAAAAAAACCGCATAACCACAAAGCACTTATTGCATTTTTTCCAATGAGTTTATAATAACCTTCATTTTTTGTTATTTCAAAATCCAAATATACTGCTTCATTAGGATTATTCAAAATGTTTTGTAAAATATATTTAAATGCACTATTAATATCTCTTTTTGTTTGCTTATGCGAAATATCAATATCCAATAACATCGAATTTAATAAATAATCACGAAATGGATTACCACCCCAACTATATAGGTTTCCCATGTTTTTCTTTAATTTTTTTAATTACCTCACTAAGTACCGATTCGCTAACATCAGATTTGTAATCTTCATTGTCAATTACCTTCGTAATCTCTTTTCTTTTATTTTCAATTGAACTGAATACATAATCGTCAATTGTGTCCCTGAACATCAAAGGATATATGTTTACAACTGCTTTCTGACCAATTCTATGAAGTCTATCACTTACCTGATCATATTCACCTACTGAATAAGGAAGTGTCATAAAGAATAGCTTACTGGCTGCAAACAAATTTAAACCATACCCGCATGTTTGTACTGTACCCAAAAATACTTTCAAATCACTATTAGGGTCTTGAAACTTCTTTACAATATCTGCTCTTTCATCATCTTTTTGATCACCAGTATGAAGTGCAGCTACCTCACCAAGTTTTTCTTTCAATTCATATAAAGCATCTTTAAAATAATCAACAATTACAACCTTTTCACCTGTTTCAAGAATACTTTCAACTAATTCAATAACATGCTTGATCTTTAAAGATGCTGTATATTGCCTTAAACGCAACATTGTTGTTAATGGATTTCCGTTTGGATGTAAAACAAATTCATTTGCAACACCTTCCTCAATTTCATCATATATAGCATATTCATTTTCATCCATTTCAAACATAATTTTTTGATATATTTTATCTGGAAGATCAAGTAATACCTCAAATTTTCTTTTTCTATGAGTATATGGTGCTGCTTTATGATAAAGTTCTTCAAGTTTAGCTTCTGCAGTATCTGTAACATATCCCCAACCACTATCATAATCATATGACATACCACAATAATATTCATAAAAATATTCTTTTGTTGGAAAATCCAATGGAGATATTTGATTTAAAACCGTGTATAATTCATATGCCCTGTTAGGTGCTGGCGTTCCTGATAAGAAAATTTTACTGATTTTACCGTTTTTAAATAAAAGTTTATTGAATGTTCTGTTGAAATTCTTATAAGTATTGGCTTTGGTGTTTTTTAATTTCTGACTTTCATCACAAATAACAGCATCAATTTCATAAATGCCTAATTTTTGCCATTTAAGTAAAAATCTATCTTTCTTTTCTTTTACACCATCTTTATTCTTTTTCTTCGATTCTCTGCTTGGATTGAAAAAATCATAATTAATAATTATATATTTAGCATTTTCAATACTGCATTTATTTTTTCTCCAACCAACAATATGTGAATTACTATTAGTAAATTTTTCAACTTCATTTAAATAATTAAATTTTAAAGAATTTGGGGTAATCACAACTACCTTTTCAAAATGATTCATTTCAACATAAAGAATTGAAATTGCCGTCTTACCTAATCCCATCTCATGAGAAATGAGTGTATTACGTGTAGCATTTGCAAATAAGGCAGCTTGAATTTGATGTGGGTAAAGTTTAATATCGGGGTTTAGTAATGCGTGCATTTGATCACTATACTTTTCATATGTCGTCTCTAATTCTTTCTTATATTTAACCCAATGCTCTTTTTTAATATCGAGATCGGCAATAAATTTACGTTTTTGTTCTTCAGCAGCTTCAACTTTCTTAATTTGATTAATAAAAATTTTTTTACTCTCAGGACTACTAAAGTCAAAATGTATTTTATTTGAACCCTTGTATCTTTTAATTAGGTTGAATAGTCCTGCAGCATTAACTTCCCATGCATATTCTAATGCAACCCATCTTCTCGAAGCGTGAGGCAATTCCTTTATTCTATTAGTAAGTTGGTCATTAATTGGAAATCTTAACTGATACGCTGCTCTTTTGCGTATTCTCTCACAGTGCACTACAAAAACGGGTAATTCCATTAAATATTTTTATTAACTTAGTGCAAAGATAGTTAAAAAATTTTGATTGTCAAGGTTTAAATTACTGTAGTTTTAGTAATAGCATCAGAAATAACAATATTTATTTGATTTTCAATAACATTTATTTGATTATTAATATCGTTTAGAAAATTTTCTTGATTAATTTTAATATAATTGCAATTAAAATTCTTAACAATAAAATTTTCTTTAACATAATCTTTTTCTTTTTGTATTTTTGAATTATGATGTTTTTCATTCCATTCAATACAAATATTATATTTTTCAATATAACCATCAACCCAATATTTTATAAATTTCTTTTCTCCGCCATTTAATGCATGCCGTATTGGTAAATTTAATTTTTCAGATATAATGTCTAAATAACTTATCGCTATTGGATTGTATGTTGGTACGTGCTTAAGCCAAACTTCACCATATCTTTTGATCATTGTTTCAAGTCCCTTTTCGGCAATTTCTTTATTTTGAGAAGGACACTCAACACCATATTTCATTAAATTAGTTTGTTTGGCTTTTATTCTATTATTATAATGTTCAGTGCCATATCTATCTATGTTAGTCTTTTTGATTTTTTCTTTTATAATTTCATTTTTTAAAACACATTCAACTCCATATTTTTTTAAATTTGTTCGCTTTGTCTTTTCTTTAATTTTATTGTTTTGCATGGGATTTTCAACACCAAAATGTTCCAATGAAGTTATTTTCTTTACTTTTTTAATTATTTCGTTTTGAGAAGGAAATTTAAAGCCAAATCTTTCTAAACAAGTTTTTTCAAAATTATTTCTAATTTCTTTACTTTGAGAAGGATTTTTAACGCCATATCTTTTCATATTAGTTGTTTCATATTTATTTTTTGAACAATTTCGGGAACATGCATAATAACCACAGTTATTTATACTTCTTATGTAAGAATAATATTTTATAAAACTTTCTTTTTCACAAATATCGCATTTAATATGAATTTTTGTATGACTTGTCTTTTTTAAATCAGTAATATTAACAAAAAAACTATCACTAAATTTAGTAAAAAAATAATTTTTATTAATATAATATTTTTTATTTTTTGGATTCCAATTTATTTTAACAATTTTATCAAGTATCATTATTATTTGTTTTAAATTACTGTGGTTTTTGTAATTGAATCACTAATTATTACATTAATACTACTCTCAATTGGTAATTTAATTTTTCCGCATCCGATTTGTTCGCCTAAAAAATCTATGACAAACTCAAAATAATATCTTCCCGTTTTTCTTGTATCTCTTAATTTAAATCTGTAAAGAAATGTATATTTTTCATCATATGGTTTGCCAAGTCTGTCATAATTAATAACAAGATTTGCTGGTGCATTGGCAATACAATATAAGCCAGTTTGTGCATCTATCATGGATGCTGTAACAGCGCAATTTTCAAGCATATCATCTGTAATGTTATATTTTTCTCTCACCTGCTGAATTAAGGGATATTTTAATTCAGGTAACGTACTGTCTTTCTTTATAAAAAAATTGTTAATATCAAATGTTGAATAGTTCATAATTATGTTGTTTGTTCTTTTTTATTATTTGCATTTTTAATGCTATTGATTTTCATTTTTTCTTTCTTTGCTTTTACTTCTTTAAATGCTTCACGAATATGTTTTTGCCCAAAATAAAACATACAACCAATAAGAATTACCATAATAATATATAATGGAAGATATTTAATTTCAAAATTATCAAATAAATTATTCATAGTTATGTAGTTTGTTGTTCTTTCGAAATTGGTTCTAATTTATGTTCGTTATTGTTGTTATTTTCTTCGTTATTATCATTATTATGATAATTTCCATCTTCATCATATTCGTTCATATATTGTCTTCTATCTAAACCAATTCCCCCAATTCTTTTTTTTGCAGTTGCTGCAATTCCATCACCCAAAAGTCCTATTTGAACTGCATCAAAATTACCAAATGGATGTCCGCATATTTCAATATAAAATCTAAATAAAATATAAGTAAATAATATTGTTGTCAAATATCTTCGCCAATTATCATGAAACCAAAATTTCCAACTCCATTTAACTGGTGTATGTGGACTTTGAATATCACGACCACTTGCTTCTGTTAAAAAATATAATATATAACCAATTATGAAAAACCATAAGTATCCTAATAATTGAACTAATGTATAGTCTCCAAACATTGTTTTAAGCAATTCACTCATGATTATATTTTTACATAAATACTAATTAAATTTTAAAACATTTTAATAATTTATAGAATAGGTTATATATCTGTTGTTTAAATTTATTGAACTGATTTTTGCATTTTCCATCCAATATACTTTCTCTCCTTGTGTCCAAGGAATACTACTTCCTATACCAGTATAATCAAGACCAACAACAAGATAATCAACCTGTGCTTCGCTTAAATTCCATTGATCAGTACCACCAGTGCCAAGCGGAAATGTTCCAGTATCACCAAGTTGTTTTGTACCACCCGTAACACTATCGCCAAGACCATTCATTGCAATATCAAGATAATAATATGTAAAGTTTTTTCTATGGGTAAATAAATAATTAATAAAACTATTCGAACCAGTGACACCTGTACAACCATAGATATAAAAAATATGTTGTGAATTACATAATGTTACTCCCGATAAATTTCCAGTTAAATACGGACAATTATTCAACTCAATATCAAATGCTTTATTGGCAAAATTAAAATCTGTTGCGATATTGCTACTTATTTTAGTATTACTTGCATATAAATCATAAGGATTTGTCATTTTTAACTGACCACTTAAATTTGTATTATCAATTCTCATCGTATCTACATTATTGACATTCCAACCACTCGTATCTCCAGATAATAAAAAACAATTACTTATGGTTATTTCATTATGAGTTGATGACCCCGTAAGCCAATTACTTAAATCACCAGATAAATTTATACAACCAGTAGCGTTAAAATAATAAACTTTATCTATATTCAATTTTGATAAATCACAATAAAAATTACTATTACTATACAAATACATGTTACTTATTTGATTATCAATAATTAAATTTGATAAATTACCTGTTATTCCACTTATATTAAAAAGATATAACTGATTTATATTTTTAGTATGAAAAACTCCAGCAGTTTTGCCTGAATAATATGGCGTACTACTTAAAGTAAATGTAACTCCTGAATTACTTCCTACATTTAACATAAGTAACGAAATGGGAATAGTCATATTAATAACATCGCCAGTCAAAAAATTACCATCTAAATTCAAATACTGTAATATCGGATTAAGTGTTAATTGAGTGATATCTCCAGTTAAACTTGCATTACTGATTGTAAGTGTGGTCGCACTTAATGGCAATATAAAAGTACTAACGCTCCCATGTAATTTAGACTTTCCATAATAATAATAATTAATAAAAGCAATTTGATTTAAATTTTTATTAAATTTAAAATCATTAATATTTTGATCGAGATTATTTAATGCATACATTGTCATATACATAAGATTAGTATAACCGCTATAATTTGTAGGTATTGAAGTTATACCCGTACAGAAATATATTTGAAAATTATTAATCGTATTTGGCAATGTCCATCCTGAAAGGTTTCCATAAAACTGAAGAGTGGATTGTAAATAACCTTGATTGCCATAAAGCAAGAATTCAGAAAGTTTAGTACCACTGAAATCCCAATT